GCGCGCCGTCCTTGAAGACGTACATGCGACCAGGCGTGAAGATCAGCATGTAACTGGTGGCGACGCTGAACTCGAAAGAAACACAGCGGACGCCCTGGCTCGCATCGCTGGGGAGGGCAGCAATGTATTTAGAGCCAGGGCGCCGCTTCGCGCCACCTTGCGGCTGCACGGTTACGTTGGTGGCCTTTGCAAGCCCCGATTTATATTGCTCAATATCGTTGCGCGCCCGCAGCTTCGGGTCCATTTCGCCGGTCGTGAAATCGTTTTGCAGTTGGATGACTTGCATGTCACCCCCCGCGAGCTTGGATCAGCGGGAAGTCTTCGATCACCTGCGGCGGTTTTCCACCGTCGATCGTCATCGCCATACGCATGAGGCCGCCGCGCATGTTCTCACCGGGCGAGCCATACGACATGGCGTGGAAGAAATCGGCCTTCGCCGAACTATCCGTAACCGGGATCGCGAACATCGACGCGCAGGCCGCCTTCAGCAGGCGCAGGAAGTAGGGCGGCATCAGGGCCTCGGGGACGCTGTACTGATAGTCGATATAGACCGTCTCATAATTGCAGTAGGCGGCCGTGCCGTAGACTTCCCAATCCCTTACAGGGCGGGATCCTACGGCAGACGAATTGAACATAGCCTGCGGCACCCCGAGCAGGTCACCTGGCATGGCATATTTGTATTTCCACTCGTTGAGCGGTGCCGCCTCGAGGCGGGCGAGCTGGACCTTCTTGACCGACCAGCTCCAAGGGTATTGCAGGATGAGGCTGTCGCGCACATCGTCATAGAGACGATCGGCGATGCGGGCGCCGTCAGAGGTTTCGCTGAACGAGGAAATGGGCGAGGCGCCCAGCATCATCATCGCGTCGGAACAGATAGACAGCTTAGTTTCGACCGACATGCCGCGCCTCTCCGAAAGGGTGCGGCGGCAGGGTCACCCCTGCCGCCGTATCATTTAGTCGGTGTCGGTCGCCGAGACGGTGGTGCCGTCCGCGATGTCGACGGTGGTGCCGTCGTTCGCGTTCACATACGACAGGACCAGCGAAGGCGTGGTCGCATCGTAGATGAAGATCACGTCGCCGACGCTCAACAGTGAGGCGAGGGTGTTGAAATAGCCCGCCGTGTTGATCGTCGCCTGCGTATCGGTCGACTTGTACGAATACAGCGAAGGCGCGTTGCCGCGCTTGTTCGCCGCGATCGTGTTCCAGCCAGTGGACGAGAAAGCCATGTCTATATCTCCTTAGCTTTCACGAGTGGTGATAGCGACGACGCCGCCGGCATCGATCGCGGCGGAACCGGCCGAGAACATGCCGTTGACCAGGTACGAGGTCTTTTCCGGCACATAGTTGATCTCGGACTTCATGTTCATGCCGACCGCGAAGCCAATGCTGTCCTTGTGGAAGGCATAGACGAGGCGGTCGCTCGAGCCGTCGATGGCAAGGCCACCCTCGGTGCGGTCGCCGATCGTGACGAACTTGAACCCGAGGAATGTGTTCAGCTCACCCGACACCAGCGACTTGACCGAGTTGTAGTCGGCCGACGTGGTGGCGGTTTCACCCAGCAAGCTCTCGAGAGAGTTGGCGTGGATGATCATCGTGCGACCCTCAAAGGGGACGTTCGACTTGTCGAGCAGCGACTTGGCACGGCGCAACTTGGCGACGTTCAAGCCGGTGTCGGTGCCACCGATATCGTTCGACACAGCCAGCGACGTACCCGAGGCCACGATGGCATCGATGACGAGCTGATCCATGCGGCGACCGATCGCAGCCGACACGACCTTCACCAGCTCGCGGCGCTCATCGAAGTTGATCTTAAGCTGCGAGAAAATGTCGGAGTATTCGGCGGCGTTCCAATCGGCCAGCGTGCAGGTGACCTGCGAGTAGCTGACGTTCATGGGAGTGACGTCGGTCTGCGGTACGCGCAGCGTGGCGCTACCGGAACCGATTTTGGGAAACTTGACGGTGGATCCTTCGACGTTATTGCGCTCGCGGGTGAGGCCGGCGAGCTGGCGCGATGCCTGATAGGCCTGCTTGACCTCGGCGTCGAACAACGTGACGAAGGCAGTGGAGACAGCTTGTGCCATGCACAGCTCCTTTTGCCTGGTTTAAGATCGGGTTCGTCGCGTCGGGTGACCGCAGAGCGGGCCATCGCTTGGGCGATTACGTCGCCCCCATCGGGCGCCAGCCAGTGATCGGGCCTGGAACAGGTTGACCGTCAGATCGACGCATATCATGCGCCGACCTGACGTGCAAGACCCAGCGGGGCCTATTGGTCTTTGTACGCATCCTCGAAAGCCTGCTCCACCTTGCGGCGGTACGAGGCGTCGCTTTCGTATCGCGGGTCGGCGACCATGTCCTGGAGATCCTGGCGGCTCGGTTGCGATGAGGTCGCCGCCACGTCGACCGGGATGCGTTTCATGTCGCCGTAGAACTCGCGAACCTTCATCAAGGCGTTGAGGCCGCGGGCGGTGCCGCCCATGACCTTGAACTCCTCGAAATCATCCTTTGACCAGACGCCCTTCTTGACCATGCCCTGGCCCCAGCCGACCATCTCGCCAATGATCTTGTCGGCCTGCGGCCCCAGCTTGGCCTTCTCGGCCTGGACGTTGACCGTGAACTGCTCGGCCTGCGCCTTCTGCGTCTCGATGTAGTTGGCGGCGAGCTTGTTGAAGGCGTCCTGGCTGACGCCGTTCTCCTTCGCCCACTGCTTGTAGGCGCCGACCATAGGGTCGTCCTCGGCGACGCCGGCTTCCTTGATCAGGCCCAGGTCATATTCTGCCGGCGCCTTGTGATCGCCGCGGGAGAACTTCTTCTCCAGCTCGGCGCGGGCGGTCGCCAAGGCCTTGAGGTTTGGCTTGCCGTCCTTCCAGAACTTTTCGGGGATGTCGGCGTAGTTTGGCTTGCCGTCTTCGGTGCGGATGAATTTCGACACGTCGGCCAGCATGGCGGCGTCGTCAAAATTGACGGCAGGCTTCTCGGCGGGCGTCTCGAGGTGAGACACGTCGGTCTGCTCTGGGGTTTTGTCAGCTTCAGGCTCGGCAACGGCGCCGCCCAACAGATCCTCTTCAGCCATAGTTATAGTCTCCCTCGCATCATGCGCCGCTCGATCTCCCGCACTAGGCTGTTCTGGCCCTCCCGCGCGAACCCGAACGACGGGTCTTGCCCCGGCACCCATGCCGGCGCTTCAATGGTCACCTGGCGCAGCCATTTCAGGATGCGCTGGCCTTCATCCGTTGAGAACGTGCGAACCATGAGTACATCGATCTCGTCCTTCGGCTGATCCTGCGCGTCGCCTTGCGGCTCGAAAAAATCCCATCCCTCGCTTTCGGCCATCCCTCACCTATTGCTGGGGCGGCTGGCCGCCGCCCTGTATTGCGCCCTCGGCGACCGCTTTGCCGACGCCACCTGACGCACCGGCCATCTGGGCCATCTGCATGGCCTGCTGCTGCTGCTGGAGCTGCTGGAGCTTCTGCGCCGCTTCCTCAGGTGTCGCGCGGACGCGGGCAGGGATGCCGAGCGTGTCGGCGATGTAGTCGGCGATCTCGCCGGTCTTCACCTTGACCGACGCCTCTGGCCCCATCTGCGACGCGATCTGCGCCCACTGCATCGTCTTCTCGATGTCGCCCATCTGCTGCGCCTGGGCGATCGGCGAGATCGGCACGACCTTGATCTCGAGGCCGTTGATCTTGAGGGGGAGGTCGATCATCCCTTCCTCATCCATGATCTGCATGGTTTTGCTGACGACAGGCACCATCGTCTCGGTTATGAGCCGGCCGAACGCGGCGCCCAGGTTGGTCGCAAGCTCTTTCATGCGCTCGGCGATTTCAGTCGCCGATCGGGCGCTCATGTTGTCGGGCGGCAGCGTGTCGTCGAGTAGCATCTTCTTGACCGCCATGCGGAGGTCGTTGAGGACGAGCTGGGTGACGTTGAAGTCACCGGCGCGCGGCAAGGCCTTGAGGCTCTCGCCCTGCGGGCCGCCATTGCGCGCGACGGGGATGATGGCGCCGGGGGTGATGCGGACGGTCTGCGGATTAAGGACACCGTCGTCGGCCGCCGTGTAAACGCCGGCGATCGCCAGCGACGCATTCTTCAACAAAAGCTCGACGGTCTTGTTGAGGGTACGGATGTCGGGCATCGCCGTAACAAGGGGGCCGCGGCCCTGGCTCTCGCCGGCGAGCTTCATATATCGCGCGATGATCCATGGGCTGAACTTGAGCTTGCGCTCGACGAGCGGTGTCTGGTCGCGGCCGTAGATGACCGTGTAGTCCCAATCGCCCTTCTTCGCGTCGAACATGGTCGCCTCGATGAGGTCGACCTCGTCGGTCGGCTTGTCGTCGACGATGCGCTGTAAGGCCTCGCCGAGCTTGGCATCCTTCCAGGTCTGCGTGACCAGCTCGGCCTTCATCTTCGACTTGCGATAGACGTTGTCGGGCGTCCCGTTGGCGCCCTCTTCAAAGGCGACCAGGTACTCGGGCACGCTGGTAAAGCGGATAGGCATGTCGTCATTGCCAGGCTGCACCAGCATGGCGGCCGTGCCGACGCAAAGGTCGAGCAGGAACTCGCCCATCGCGAGATCGAAATTCGATTGCCGGATAACGGAAAAGAACTTTTCAGCGTAGATGTCGAGGGCGAGTTGCGCCTCGATGCGTTTGTTGGTGGGGATGTCGATTTGGGCGTTGCCGGTTTTGCCGGTGAGTTGTTCCCAGCAGGTAACAGCCTGGTGCACTCCCGTTCCGCCGGTGGGATGTCCCCAGCCAACGAGGCCGCCGGTGGTGTTCATCGGAATTTTTCCGCCACGGTCGGTGTTACCTTCGTAAATAAAATCGGCACCTTCGCCATGTTTTGCAGAACCAAGCGCTTCAACAGCCAGTACGCCG